TGCCATGCGGAGAATGTCGTCATCAGTCATGTGTTGTTCCTTGCTCTGATTAAATCAGCCGCTTGGTACGGCTCTGCAATTTCCGCAATCTTGGCACACTCCTCACGCTCATGCGCTGCTACCAATTTGGCAAAGGCTTTAAGTTCCTTGTCCCAGTAGCCATCTGTAATCCAAACACCTTTGTCATCAGCGTCTGAAAACCCCGCTTGCTTTGCTAGTTCACTGACTTTCATTTGACCTCCTCTATGCGTGGGTTCTTTAGCGCTAATGCGTAGGTCATCGCGCGTTGGTAATCTTCGTCTCCAGCAAACGATGCTGCGTATTCCCAGTTAAAGTAGTACCAAGACTTGTATTCAACAACCCAATACTGCTCAGGATGAAAGCGTAGTCGTACTCTCATTTGAACACCGCCGCTACAAGCATGGACGCCCCCACCACAAAGATCACCCACACGATCAATCCCTTGACCTGTTGCACAAACTGCGCGTAGTCGCTGGGCTCGGGCTCGTCGTACTCCCAGTCCTTCTGCATCTTGCGCTCCATGTATTGTTTGTCTGCTTCGTTCATTGTTTCCTCCCTTGAGCCAACATTGTGCAAATAGCCGTTTCTGCATGACCATTTACGCCATCCAGTGCGCAAGCCACAACCATTGGGTCAGCGCCATTACTAACAGCCTTTTCCCATTTATCACGTTTCCCATGAGCATTGATAGTGATACACAGCATTAGCACCACAAGGAACGCTAACGCCATGCCCCATATACATAACCAAAACTTTTCTTCGTTCATTTACTTTTCTCCTTGAGCATTGTTTCAATATGTGTGTATGTGTCTGCGTACATCTTTGCTAGTTCGGTTGGCGGCACACCTGCCTCAACACCTGCATTGACCACATCCATGAGTGCGCGAAAGAATTTAACCCGCTCTTCTTCGGGTAGTGCTTTAACTTGTTCTTGGAATGTCATTTGCTGCGCTCCTTGAGCATTGCGTCTGCCAAGTTATATGCATCCTGAGAAATTGCGTCATCTGGACAATTAACTTTTACAGTTCCCAAAAAACCTTGCATAGCCAGCGCAGCAAAGTGGTCGCGCATGGTCATGTCTCGGGCGTAGCCGCCTGTCTTGACCATCCAGTGGGTGTAATCTTTTGCAAACGCTTCACTAATTTCTTGTCTCGTTTCATCTTTCATTTCACTTCTCCTAGTGAACCCAAAGATAAAAACCATGCAAGATGCCAATTGGGAACAGGATGGCTCCTGCAAGCAGGAACCCCCACAACCCTTGGACAAAACAGGTAAAAATGTGCGTAAACCACGCAGCCAGTAAAGTTATCCCAATTAGGTTTGCCCAGTTCATTTCTTCTCCTCTGATTTAAAGCTGTCCATACGTGAGTTAAGGCGTAAGATTCGCGCCTTGTTGTAGTTGACTATGCTCTGCGCATACTCCACCGCCGTTTCTGCTTGGAGTTGCTCAAGATGCGCCTCTGCTAATTCAGCCGCTATCATTTCTAACGGAGTGGGCACTTTCCAATAGTTTTTTAAGAAATCAAAGAATTTCATAATTTATTCTCCAATGCCGTGAAGTTTTTCTAGATCCCGCGAATACTTAAGCAGGGCTTGGTAAACGATATCTTCTGCCTGCTTGCGCAAGGCCTCTTGGATAACTGGACCAACGCTTTGTTTCCAAAGCTCTCTAAGCTGCTCCTCACTTATGGGCTTAGCCGCCTTGCGAAGGTTAGCAATCTGTCTTTTTCGCCATTCGTCGCCCGGATCGATGTTACAAAGGTTTTCAAAATCTTGTTCTTGCATTAAGATTCTCCTGGTGTTAAAGTTTATTAGGCCGCCCCTAGTATAGGCAATTGCTGGTATAATTCCAGCCTTTTTTATACTAACTTAATTCCGAGGTCTTCTAAGATAGCACTAGCCTCTTCCGCATACCAATCGTAGTTGATATCGGAGGGCAACTGGGCAGGTAGTTCCATAAGCGGGCAAGCTCCGTCGGACTTTGCAACCTTGTTGCCAGTAGATGCGTAGATGATTTCGGTCTGGGTATTGGTGCTGTAATACCACCGAATTGCCTTACCAAGGTAGATGTCCTCATACACCGCCCCGCCCCTGACCGTTCGAATGGCGACAAACTTCTTGATGTCGGTGCATTCTTGGATAGTTTGGAGCAACGGGGTACCTTGAGAAAGGAACTTCTCCACCGCCTCTATGCAAATAGTAGTCGTCGGGTTCTTATGTAGTCTAAAAATAGAGGGATGTGTGTCTGCCCACGGGTTGGCGTAGGCGCCTTTATTCTTTGTCCCACCCTCTTTCTTAAAGGCGATGTAGTTGTTTACGTCCCTGCTATAAAGGGCAAGGTATTCTATCGCCTCTGTCTCAAACCCGGTCGCCTTTTCCCAATCCGCAACAACCCCCAAATACGCAGGTTTAAGGGCATTCGGTATCTTGGACACCACCCCGTCTGTGTTTGCCGAAATAACGGCTATATCGGCAAGCTCAAGGGATTCTATAAGCATAAGCAATCCAAGCTGTCCTGTAATGGTAACTTGGAAAAGAAGGCTAGGGGAGTAAAGGACAGACCACTTCGATCCCAGCTTGCCAAACGTGCCGTTAACTGTAATCTTAAGGCTGTCCGCCATAACCTTATTCTTAGACCGCTTAGCTGCCAGCCGCCTGTCCACAATTCCTTTATAGACCTGCAAAAACTCCTTGCCTAGGTGCTCAGGATAAAGCCCGCAGTTAAGTATTAAAGCCGGGTAGTAAGACGCCACATCCCTGTCTTCTAAAATAAAAGAACCGTCGCAATGGTGGTAAGTGCTCTTTTCGCAGGAATGAAGTCCCCCGATGCCCATCTGGTACACACCATTGGCAATCTTAATCTTAAGCTCTGCGAGCTCTTGGGGCATATCGGTGTAACCGTCTTCCCCGACAACAAAGTTCATGGCTCTAATCTGGCCCAGTACTCTGCGCATATACGGGGTTTTAAATTTGACAAACGCAGGGGGAACATACTTAAAGATAGTTCCGGGCGCAACCTCCGCCTTGCCCACCTTACATCCAAGCTTCTTTAACTCCCCTGTGATGATAGCCTCCGCGATCTGAGCATCCCCTTTAGAGCGGAGGTCCTTTTCATACTCCCCGCTAAGAGTCATGCGTAAAGAAATCTGCTCCTCCACCGCCCAGTAAAGTATTTCCGTTAAGTCCAAATCGTTAACGCAGTACCAGCGGACAATAACCATCTGGTCAGGGCTAAGAGTAGCCTCTGGCGGAAAAGGCAAGTCCCACATTCTGCGGCAATGGAGCCGCCCACCATAAAGTTTTAAAGACGCGCCTAGCGGGGCAACTTGGATTAAATCTATGTGGTTATAGTCGGGCTCGGGACACCCCGCCTGCTTTGCCAGCTGCCATCCAGGAGTAACATCGGACACAATTATGTCACTTGCCTCCTTTAACTGCTGGCAACTAGCACCTGCCAATGCAAGCTGGAGCATGGGTAGGTCGTAGGCAATGCTATTAAATCCAATAAGACAGAAGTTCCTGGCAACCCACTCCAACTTTACAACGTCTAAGGGGTGGCCGTCATACATTTCAAAATAAACAACTTTCTTGGAGTCCAGAGAACGAAAGCAAACAAGAAAGTAGTTAGAGTAGCACTCTATGTCATAAAGTAGCTTTGTCCTGCTAATAGCGGCATCTATCAACTCCTGGTCACCGAAGAGCAAGACGTTAAAGGCCCGCGCCCTTTCTATGTCGGGCAAGTAGCCTGGATCTTCCCAGCTCCTATACGGTGCTATCCGCTTAGCTACTACCTTAGTAGTCTTCCGGACCTCGGGCTCTGGAGGCAAGTCAACCCAGAATAAGCCTTCGCTATCAAACCTCATTGCCTAACCCCAACCATCATACCTTCTATGCCATTACCTTTAAAGAAAACAGGTTTGGGGTATTCTCCAGGTGTCCACTCAAGCGCAACTCCGAGAACAAGTTTTAACACCTCTGCCCGATAGACCCCTACGCCTTTCCAATCAAACCCAATCTCCGCCGATTGCAACCCGTTTGCTGTGGTAATAGAGCCATCCTTAAAGAAGATGCTGGGAAATTTAACGTCTGGGCAGAATGGGATAAGCTGGTCCACAGCATTTAGCAGGTCGTCTGGGACTTTTTGAAACTCCCTCTTTACGTCAAACATCTTGGAAATGCTGTCTGGCCATTTATCGGTGTAGAGCTGGGCGCGGAGCCATGCCCCTTGGAACTTAAAAGAGATAGACGAGTCGCTTACCCATATCTCCAAAACGGGTTGGTTAATTTCTAGCACTTCCTGGACTATGTAGCCCGGAAGATTTATAACCGGGCCATCCCATGCCATGGCAACACGGGCCATAGTTACGTTGTTGGTTGCGTAGAAATAGCCCGGACGGGTGCATATGCCAAGAGACCACGGGCGGGAGGCGTCTTGGCTAATAAACGGGTAGACTGTGCGCAACCCGCTTAGACAATTGTCAGGCACAGTGACTTGGACTGCGTTATCGGGTTTAAAGGTTTGGCGGGGGTAGTCCTTAACATTAAGGCTAGGCAAAGTAACCCTGAAACGCTTTTGGCTAATCTTAATAGTACCATCTGCGTTCACCACTATGGTAGGGGATCCGTTACAGGCATTTACCGCTTTAATAAACTTTTCAGCAGGGGCGGTAAAAGAATGCCCGTCCAAATCCGGGCAATCAACCTCTATTGCCATTTTGGAGTCAGCCCCTTGGATCTTGCCATCGTAGACGCAAATGTGGGTTAGCATCCTGATGACATCCTTATCCGCTGTTGCTCGGTTAACTAGTTTAAGCGCATCTAGCATGGGTTCTCACAATTCAAATAAAGTTTCTTGGATAGGCTTGGGCTCGAATTTAAACCTCTTTAACCACTCTATGATCTCCAAGCCGTTAAGCAGCTTACGGGCCATGTGGTCGGTTCTAAGCAAGTCGACACTAATGTCATGGAAAGCTGCCCTCTCTTCTATCTTGGCTTTAATATTCTTATCACCATTGTCGTAATGCTTACCTTGGTTAAACCTGTCCGGGCTCTCTACCGAAATATTTAGAGACACCCAGTTATAGTTTTCGTCTAGTACATCTACCTTACCCATGGCGCCAGAAAAGAGCCAGGCAGCACTATCTACCGACCACCATGGAACACGGGACATCATTTGTACCCCGGTGGTGGCAAGGCCATGCGTCCGCTTACCTGCCGGAAGTTTGTCATGGACTTCCTCCGACCAACGGACCCGTGTCCATTCAGGCAAGTCATTTCTAGGAGATGCGCAGATATAGTCCGCCATGGAGCATATCTCCAGCATGCGGGCTTGGGATTCATTTTGGTGGTAAACAGGCACCACTATGTCTCCAAATTCTTTGGAAAGGATGTTAAAGTTAACGTCCGATTCGCGAATTGCGTCTTGGACTTCTTCGGCAGATGCGGTCTTACCGGGACTTCCCGGAATAACGTCTAGCGAAATGAGAAATACCTTTACCTTGCTTAAGTCAACCAAGGCCATGACTTCGCTATAGATCCGGATAAGATCGTCTATCTTAACGAGGTGTCCGGACTTCCAGGCAGTAAAGGCACCGGAGTCCAGCATAAAGTAGCGAACTTGGTTATCTTTTTGGGAAACCAAGTTCGCCCACCGCTTGGCGTCTCTTACATAGTTGCCGTGGCAGGAGCACAGTCTACACTGGAGCTCCTTTACCAACTTCTCCTCCTCGGCACCGGCCCTGCCCATGTTGCCAGAGAGGAAGAAGTTTAGGTTGTAATCAGGCAACAGCATTTTTATGCCAAGTTGCTGTCGGCCAGAAAGCAATGCCGCCCCGAGGGGTAAACTGCCCGATTACTTTAATGTACTCAGGCTGGAGGAGGTCCACCAAGTCATTACACATACGGTTAACGCAAGCTTCATGAAACTCCCCTTGGTTTCTAAAAGACCCAAGATAGAGTTTCCAAGCCTTGGATTCCACTACCCACTGGTCGGGAATGTATTCCACGATAATGGTTGCAAAATCCGGTTGCCCTGTTAGGGGGCAGAGGCTGGTAAATTCGGGCGCCGTAATGGTAACGGTTCCGGCACACCCGGAAGGATTGCTTGTCTTGAACGGGTTAGGAAATCGCTCTAGTACCGATTTGTCAGCACCCTCCTTGTCGTAAAGAGGTTTGTTAACAGCGGAGTTACCCAGCGCTTTAAGATTTTCGTGAAATTCCATTATGCTTTCTTTCAAAGTTAACGGCATAGAGCCAAGAATTCGGAACGGGCTGCGCCCTCTTCCTTAAAACAACCCCGAAGGGCTGAGGTTACTGTGATACTATTCGTATGGTGGACACCACGAGAACAGACACACATATGCTTAGCTTTTAAAACTACTCCTACCCCTAGCGGTTGGAGGTGTTCGAACATAGCGTCAGCAATCTGGGTGGTAATACGCTCTTGTACCTGGAGGCGGGAAGCGTAAAGTTCTACCAATCTATTCATCTTAGACAGACCTAAGATACGTCCGTTGGGAATGTAGGCAATGGAGGCAGTTCCGAAGAAAGGCGCCATGTGGTGTTCGCAATGGCTATAGAGGTCAATATCCTTAACCACCACCATTTCATTACACCCCTCTGCCCCATCTTCAAATGTCTTAAGAATCTCCTTAGGGTCTTGGCCGTAGCCCCTGCACCAATGCTTCCACGCTTTAAGAACCCGTTTGGGGGTTTCCTGTAAGCCTTCCCGGTTAGGGTCTTCTCCGATGTAAGACAGAAGACCGGTAATTAGTTTTTCGTTATCCACTTTAGCTCCTGCAATAAGAGGCTGAGTTACTGGGGGTTTCGCGAACCTCTACCTTAATAATTCGGCAGCGGTCAGCGTAACCATTTTCGGGCATCCAAATTTCATCTATGTACTGGTAAAGCCATTCGGACAGTCCTTCGCAACCAGTCTTTTCTACCACTGTCATCTTAATAAGATTTTTGCTATGAAGCATCTCGAAAGTTTTAAACTCAGGGTCGTCTTGGGCAACTAGACAGGTATGGTCAAACCAGTCGTCTAACTTTGCTTTTAGACTTTTAAGAGACCCAAAGTCCACCACCCAGTTACGGGCATCTAAATCATCACTTTCAAATTCAAAGTGGAAGCCTAAGGCGTAGCCATGAATCTTATTGCAATGCGACTCCGCCCGGTGCTGGCGGTAAGCAACTGCGTACCCTCTTTCAGAGGTATAGGTTTTAGTACTGCGATATGGCATTCCAACGCCCTCCTATGTATCTGCCGGTTTGTCCTTTAATGGTCAGGGGCAATGTGGTTCCAAGCTGGTCTAGCCAGAGGGTGGCACCTTTAAACGGGCCGTCAACGCATTTGTAGGCGGACTTGCTACGGGCAAGTTCTTTGGTATGGTTTTTCTTTTTCATTAGTCGACTCCTAGCAGTTTGTGTAATTGAATTCCCATACGATAACCGTGGGTTAGACAGAAGTTGGTTGCAAACTTTAAGTTAGCTTCGTTCTTTGCATCGTCATGGTCGTCTCGGGGCTGAACCCAGATAGTTGTTCCTTCTTTAGGACGGGCCAACTTAACCGCCTTGGCTCCCGGTTGGGTCTGGGTAACTATCTCTCCTTCATCATCCACATCCCCCGCCCCCACCACGTATTTGAAGTGTTTGCAACGGTTTAGGATCTCTTTGTGTACCTTGCCCGTTTTGGGGGAGCATACCAAGGTAACATCACATTCTTCTAGTCCGGGTACCCAGACAGTCCCGGCGGTTTCGATTTGGACTCTAAACTGCCTACGGGTAAGTTCTTTGATTAAAGGCACTAGGTTTTGGAGCATGGGCTCCCCGCCGGTAATGACAACTAATTTCGTTCTTGCCATTGCCCGGACTTGGACCTCGTCTACCAAATCGTCTAGCATATGAAACCGGGCATTGGATTCAAAATCCGTGTCACACCAAGTACACCGCAGGTTACAACCCGCTAGGCGAATAAACACCGAGGGCATGCCGTTATACGGGCCTTCCCCTTGGATGGTGTAAAAGACGTCTACTATGTTTAAGTTTCCGGTAGGCGCCAGGTGTTGTGAAATAACGATGTTTTTACCGAACATAATTTAACGCTTTAATTAGCGCCTTGGTTGTATAGTTAACCGATTTAGGCAAGTCCATTAAACCTTCTTTCCATGCTCTAAGCACCAAGGGATCTGGTAAACCTGCTTTCTCAAACCCGTCCGCCCGAAGCACATTAGCGTGGTTCATATCGGTAGGGGGATACTTGCCGTCGTAGGACGTATGTGACCAGCCTAACGCCTCCCAGCAACCGGAAATGTCAAATGCCCAAAGAACCGTTTCCGACTTGCTCATATTCATAAGCGGGGTGTGGATGGTAATGGGGGTGGTTCCCCGATGGTCATGGCCCAGAGCGGTATTGATATAGCGCTCAGTTGCCTGGATAAACACTGCCCGGCAATCGTCGTAGTTGGCATTGTCCATTTGGCAAACGCCTGTCACAATATTGGGAATGCCCATTGCCTCCGCCCGGTTAGCCGCTATGGTTAAGAATAGGGCGTTGCGCATGGGTACAAAAGTAAGCTCCCTGCGGTCACCAATGGTCTCATCCATCTGCTCCGCGTTTTCGTATTTCTCCAACGGGGCGTTGCTTGTAAGAGGGGATTTGGAGATAAGGCAGTTAGGTACCTTAACTACTTCGTAGTGCTTTACCCCTGCCATCCGGGCAACTTTAACGGCAGCCTCTACCTCAATTATGTGACGCTGTCCGTAATCAAAAGTGATCGCGCTCACCTCGTCAAACTTTTGCTTAGCCCAGAAGAGGCAGGTTGTAGAATCCTGCCCACCGCTTAGCACTACTAGTGCTTTGGTTTTCATTTGAGTCCTTTCTTTTTACCAACGAGCCCCGTATAGCGACGCCATACGCAATGCTCAACAGACGCAGTCCGAAGGCTTATTCCTTCCTCTGCGCACAATATGAGTACTTGACGGCGGAGTTTGGGCTCCCCTGTCTTGTAAACCTCATCACTAATGTCCCACACCCGCCGGTTAATGGAGTTAACCCGCGGGCGTTGAACCCCGTTTTTAATGTCTGGAATTTTTCGAGTAGTCATACCCGTATTATACCAAGACAAGTCAAAAAGGAATGACCATAATCCACTTAAGACAACCGTAAACTACTACCTTCGCAGGGAGTGGGTAAGACGGTGCCAAGCTACAACGCTCGTCCTCTTCTTTAAAGTTTTCGCAGTTAAGGCAACTCCTAACGATACTGGCCTTGACCAACTCTTCATGCAGGGTCTTTTTAAGTTCAGAAGACATAGCCCATTACCTCAGGATGCTTGGTGTTAATCCAGACACGAATCTGTGTCGGGGTTTTAAGTTCGTCTTTTCTAGAAAGCGCCTCCGTTACCGTTAGGGGAGAGGGTTTATGGGCACGCTCGTCCCACCAGAGCTTAGCGCGGTGGGCGGCATAACCCGGGTGCTCAAAGCATACCCATTGCTCAAACCTGCGTAAGCCACACATATAGGCAACCCGGAGGGAGGTAGGCTTGCCCACCTTTACATGCTCATAGTAGTTAACTCCCGTTACGTCAAAGTTAACTATCTGGGGCAAATCATCCGCTATTACTTGCTGGAGGGAGGAGGTCGCCTCAATCTTAATGATGGTCGGGAACTCGTAGCCGCAGGCATCACATATCCGGACAGAGGCATGGCTGTAGCATGAGCAGGCGGGGCAGATGCGGACAGGGGCAATCCCACCCCCACCTTTGCCTTTTTTGCGCGGGATGACGGGATCATTTATTGGCCCTAACCGCCTCGTGTTACCGGCAAAATCCAAGACCAAGCAATTTTCTTTACCTAGACAGGGTCTAGTCCCCCTCCCAAGCATTTGGACCCATAAACCGGGCGATGATGTAGGACGGAGCATGACAATCATATCTATGTCTGGAAAGTCGAACCCAGTAGTTAAGACGTTATTGTTTACAACCGCCCGGTAAGTCCCGTTACGGAATTCTTTAATCGTCTTTTCCCTATCCGCTTTCTGCATATCCCCAGAGACCACCGCTGCCTGAACACCCATCAGGGTTAACATTTCTGCGATATGGGCAGCATGCGTCAAGCCTGCTGAAAATACCAACCAATGCTTCCTGTCGTGTCCTAAGGAGCAAGCCTCTTGCAAGGCGGCGGCAGTTACCGGTGTCTTGTCCACCGCCTCTTGGAGTTCTTTCTGGATATATTCTCCGCCAACTTTTCCGACAGCGGACACGTCCAGCTCCGTTACAGTTTTGCGGCAAATAAGGGGCGATATGAACCCCTCTGCTATTAGACGGTTAAACGTCTGGCGCTCCGTTAAATCGTAGCAAACGTCGTTAAAGATTCCGCCTTCCGTAATCATGCCCATGCCTAAGCGGTAAGGGGTAGCGGTTAGTCCTATTACCTTTAAGTAAGGGTTAACTTCCCGTAAGTCCCCTATAAACTTCAGGTACTGGGTATTTTGCCCATCACCTACCAAGTGGCATTCGTCTATTAAAAGCAAATCTATCTTGCCAAAGTCTGCCGCCCTCTTGGCAACGGTCTGGATACCAACGAAGGTAACAGGGGCTATATCCCGGCGGCCGACAGAGGCGGAATAGATCCCGGCAGGTGCTGTCGGCCAATGGTCAACCAACTTCTTATGGTTCTGCTCTATGAGCTCTTTGACGTGGGTTGCAACTAAAATCTTTTGCCCAGGATAGTTTTCCAACACTCGCCTGCAAAACTCGGCAATGATGACGGACTTGCCAGTGCCTGTCGGCATAGCCACAATCGGGTTTCCCGCTTGGGTTGCGAAGTATTGGTAGATACTATCGACAGCCTCTTCTTGATAGTAACGGAGTTTCATATTTACTCCATGGGATGGGCAACGTAACTTTGGCAACCCGTCTTCATTAAATCTTTTTCAATAACGGAATGTGGCTGGCTTTTTTCGCATACCCATTGGCTGTTGCCAACTGGGGTACTATGGCAGCAAGTTCTACAGTTTTTAGCAGGGGGCGCTTTAAGGTGGCAAACCCCATGGTGGTCACACCACTTACACTCATACCAAGAGGGGCTGGTATTAATCTTAGGCGGGGGCTCTACTGCGTCTACGATATGCTTAGCCCTTTCTAAGTACTTTGTGTAAACGGTTTTATTAAAGGCAACAACCTCGTCGTATAGGCTATCGGAATTCTTGTCTATTGCCAGGTAAAGGGCACGGGTTAGTTTGTACTCCCCCATGTACATCTGCATCTGGATGTAGTGGGTAGGTTTGGACATCTCCACCCCATTGGAGACCAAATCTTTAAAACTCTTTTCATTATGCGTCTTAAATTCCAGCAGGTATGGGGCGCCTGGCAAGACACCTACACCCACCCCATCTATCTCCCCACCGTAATGGCCTTTGTAGCCGATAAAGCGGAATTGCTTACCCGTCTCTGGATTTTCCTGGTAAACGGTAACGCCCGCCTGTCTTAGCCATCCGACAAACCGGTCCTCCTCTAAATGCCCACGGTTAAATAAACGCAGGGTGGATGCCTTAAATGTGACAGGGGTTGCCCATCTAAAGGCGTACCAAATCTTTCGGGGGCAAGCCTCCCCAATGCTGGATGCGCCAAGGTGGGAGCGAAACTCCTTGTCTTGCCCCGCCTCTAGCGCTTGGTCAATTGCCTGGACAACTATTCCCATATCTTTCTCCTTGTTAAGGTAAAGGCGCTTAGTAACGCCTTTAACCTAACACCCCCTCTCGGGGGCATTACTCTTACTTAGCCCATGGAGGGGCAGAAGATGCCGCTTGCTGCATTACCGGGTTATAGACAGTTGCCTGTGGGTTAAAACTGGGCGCTTGGGCGGCAGGCGCTACGAAAGACGGGACGGCGGGGGCTGCCCCTTCTACTTTCCTATACCCGGCAACCTCATTAGACTCCCCGTACTGTCCTTCAGCAGGGCGTACCTTTACTTTAACGGATAAAGGGATCCCGTGGAGCTGGGTACTGTCTTGGAGGTTAATGACACCCGTGGCATGGCAGATAGAGGACAGGGTCTGGTAAGCAATCTCCACCGCCTTAGGGTTTTTGTTGTTAAGGTTAAGGCGGTCGAAGATTTTGCGGTTAGCCGCCAAACCATCAATTACCGTCATCGTCAAAGAAAGGTAAGACCCTGTGCCATCCTTGGTAGGCTTCATTTCCGAACCCGTTATACGGGCGTTGTACCAGCCTGCTGGTAGGATGTCGTAGGACTCTTGGGGCGCTACGCTTGCTGCGTTAAAGTTAAGTTGTGCCATGGTTAATTACTCCTTAGTTGAAAGAATCTTGTTAAAAACGTGGGTCAAATCAGGAGGCTCCAACGCCTCCAATACACCGCTCCGATCTTTAGCCTCGGATTGGATGTCGGGATGGGTCCGAAGGTAACGGTACTCAACACCATCCGGTGTCTTACCAATACCAATCTGGAACACCTCATCAAACAGGTAAGGCAACTCTGCCCCCAAGCGCGCTCCCGGCATAGATGGGCCGTAGGTAACTGCCCCAGTAACCGAGTCCGTTAAAACCGATTGCTTGGCTGCCATTACCACATGCTTGCCGGAAATGTCACGAAAAGATTTAAGCGTAATCATCATCTTTTCAATAAGTTCGCCATAGGCTTGGCGTGGATCTTTTACCTGTGCTTTGGCATTGGCTAGCACTACCTCCCCGATCTCGCTTATGCTGTCGATGTAGATAGTTTCAAACGCCTTTGCCTCTTTGGACGAAATTGCCCAGTTATAAGCTTCGGTCAGGTCATCTACTGTCCGAATAGTAATTACCGGAATGTCAACATCGCGCAGGGAAAGCATCCCCGACTCTGCTGACAAGATAACCGGTTTGGGGGCGGTTCGGGCTAGGTAGGTCTTGCCATGACCTGCCTTACCATAAACCAGGCATTTAATGCCGTGGAGCGCCGCAGCTTGGCGGCTAGAGACTAACGAAATTGCCACTTGGGACTTCCTTTCTTGCTGGTTGAGAAAATGGTTACCCCTGCCCGGTTAAGGGCATGGGGTTAGAAATACACTTATTGGGTAAGGAGGTCTAGGGCGCGCTCTTTAAAGCGGCCTGCCTGCCCAAACCAGGCGTCCATGAGACGGGCGGACTGGTTACGACCTTTCAAGTGGTCAATATACTCTGTCACCGCGTTAAGGGCTCCCCATGCGGTTCCTGAAATTGCGTCTTGCCCGGTGCCCAACTGGCCACCATCAAAAAGGCTAACGATCTTTTTATAGGCAGCGGACTTACGGATCTGGTCTCCGTCAATCTCGCCCTTCTCTGGCTGCATTAACGTAATAAGAAACTTGTCCATAGCGGACTGGTTAAAGGACAACCCGGCAAGCTTGGTTGCTTTCTGCGTAAACGCCTCAAACTCGCTAAGGCTAATCTCTAGCCCTGCCCGGACCTCCTCTGCCCGGAAGTCGGTGGAGTGGGGAATGCGCACTTGGCGGTTGCCACTTTCACCTAAAGCGATTTGGATAGTATTACGGCAAACTACCCGCGTTGCTACCAGCTTTGCAATTGTCGGGGTAGACATATCGTAGGAGGTGGAAAGCATAAGGTAGGGGGCAACCTTGTCATCTTTAACCAAGAAGTCGTCGCCCATGCGGGCAAGTGCCCAGATTACTTTGCCGCCAGAGAGGGAGCCTGCGGTCTCCATCTGCGCATCGGTCTTGCCAGTAACTTCGCGAAAAAAATCAAGAATAGTTTCGGGCTGGACCGTGCGGTAACCGCTAGAGACGACAGACAGAGGGGCATGGGTGTCGCTGCGAAACAGAACCTTACGGTTGTCAAAGCTCTTAATAACGTTGTCGACGGAAAACTCCACCGTGGACTCTTTAACTGCCCAGTCAAGACCGGCCGCCTTCGTCCACTCGTCGATGCTTGCGTCTGGGGTAAGTTGCTGTCCCAGACCGTGCCAAGGGAGGTCGCCCACAAATGCAATTGCCGGGACGCCAGTAGTCATATCGATTTCATGTGCCATGATAAATACCTCTTTGTTTGTGAAATTAAATTATAACGACTGCCCGAAGGCAGTCAAGCAAATTACATACCTTTTGGTGGAATAAGTTCCATCGCGGGGGTTCCGGGCTTGGTGGTCAACACCTTGTCAACTGCTACCCGGATAGCATCGTCCAACTTCTTATAGTCGGCCACCGAGAGTTCGTATTTGGTTTTAATAAGTGTCGGGGGAGCTTTCATCTTTTTCAGATCTTTAAGCAACTCCGCCACCTTGGTTTGGTCCAGCGTCCGGGTATAGGGGACGGTTGCTTTTAGCACCCACCCGTCTTGGAGCTCCAGCGCATTGGCGCCCTCATCCGTCATGGGAAAGCCTTCGGCAAAGAGTTCTTTGCGCAGCTTCATTTCTTGCTCCTTAATACGGGCAAGTTCCAGAGTGGCTAGGCGCCACTGTTCTAATTTAGCATAGTCCATTGGGTAATCCTTTATTTAAGTTAGTTTCCAAGACGCACCTAAGTGCGTTTCGGCCAATACCACTCGGCCTCATCAGTTGGATCGGTTTACCCTTTCCTGTAGTGAACCCGGACATAACGGGCCATTGCGCGAAGCATGACAGGCTTGGGGATGTTGTACTTTGCGGCCCAAGCGCGCGCTATCGTTGGCAGGGCATCGGCGCCAATGTGGGGCAAAATATGGTGCTGGGCGTGGATGATGCGTTTAGCATCGCGGGCGTTTAGATTCGACTGCATGGTAACCTTTCGTTGGGGTTAGTT